GCTTGTTGTAGTCCGCGTGGTTCTGGTCCCAGTAGGCGTCAAGCTTCATTTTATCCCTCAGAGACTGTTCTGTCAATGATCCCGGAACGTCGTCCCCACCTTCGCCGGGAACAACTGTATCCCCCATAGCAAGACGAATTTCATTGATTGCGTTGACAGCACCGGCACTTACCATTGCCTCACGAATACCTTTGAACCCTGCTTCACTTAAATTCGCCTTGAAAAACTTGCTGTTTACTGAAACAAGTTCAACACCTTTATCTCCCAAAGCTTCCATTTCGCCGGCGATAACATGCTTTTGAGCTTCGATCGACGCACCGACAAACCACCCCATCATTTCATCATGGGCCTTTTGGGTGAAATTTTTACCTTTGGCGAATTCTTGGAAAGAAGCAACAATTGGATCACCATCTTTAATAGTTTGTTTGATGCGATCGTCGTCGACGCCTTCAATTGTTGGGTGGGTAAACGAATATTTTTCAGGCACTTCGCCAATAAAACCATCGTTCTTCGACTGGCCTTTTTCGAGTTCCGAAAAACCAGCTAAAACGCCTTCAACGTCAACCTTTCCGTCTTTAACAAATTTTTCAGGAACGGTGGAAATGTCAAAACCATCGGTAACAGACAAAGGCAATTCACCCGGCGTAGCGGGGGTCTCTGGGGTCGATGGTGCCGGCGGTGCCGGCGGTGTTTTAGGGACTTCCCCAGACGCAGGGGTTTCTGGAGTAGCAGGTGTTGCGGGGGCTTCGGCGGCAGACTCAGAAGCATCAATGGCGTCCGCAAGATTACCTGCAGTTCCGCCTCCAGCGCCTTCACTCTCAGGGGAACGTAACATACGGCGTGAATAAAACTTAAACATTTTTTTCTTCCTCTACTATTTTGTTGACTTCGTTTAAAATTTGGGCGACGATATCATTTTGCCCCTCTCTAAATCGTTTGTGCATCCAATACTGAATGGTCTGATCTTGTGTGATCGGAACAGAGAAGGGTTCAGTAGGACGTTCAAGCGTCTTGGACGCAAGAAACTTTAACATTTTTTCCCCATCCGGGGTTTGTAATGCTCTTTTAAATAATCTGGTAATTTCTACGCGTTCAGCGTTGGAGACTTCGGTTTTTTTACCAAGACTTGCGTATGGATCAAAAGATTGTTCTTTGGACATTACCCACCTGCGGCTTTAGCTATGGACGCAACGTCCATCCCACCCGCAGCAAGTTCACCAACGCCCTTTTGGTTTTCGAGGATTTCATCCTCTGTACTCATAACCTCTTGGGGCAACCCGGATTTCTCTCCAATATAAACCGCAGCTTTTTCAGGTTTAATTGACAGAGCAGCAAGACCGGGAATAATACCATTCATTCTGACAGCAGCACTAGACAAACTATCCAAATCCTGATCATCCTGAACATTAGCAAGCGGGGTAAGATGTTGAGTTGTAACAGTTTTTCCATCAACACTCAATTTCGGCAAATCGCCCGATTTACCCCACATACTTAACAATCGTTTATTAATTCCGCCAATTAACTCAAAATTTATGCGCCCAAATGACGCACCCATTGAGTCCAAAAGTAAAGACCTTCTGTCGCGAATTTCTTCTGCAGAACGAACAGTTTCAAGGGTGTCTGAACCAAAATCAAGGAGCTTTCGCCTAACGGAAGTCCTCATATCATTAAGGATCAACTGACTTACATCAAATTCACCCGAACGCGGTAACGCGTCCAACGAACGACCATTGACGCCACCATTGAACCCAACAGGTATAACAACGCCGGGGGCAATCTCAACAGTTTCGGGATTAATAACACCATCGTCCGCAGCAGTATATACACCTGAAATTGCAAGTGCACTGTTTTGCAGGACGAACTCTACAACCTTGTTTAGGGTCTTAATATCAGGAAGAGCGTTGATCAGTGGACCACGCCCATAAACTTCCCCGGAAACTTTCGAATACCTGCCTACGACCCAAGGAGAAACGTCAAACGTGTCGTTGAAAATTTCTTCCATTTCCATAAATGAAATTACGCGGTACTCATCTTTACCGGTTTTATAATTGTGAATTGTAGACTCAAGAATTTCAACTTCGGAATTAGGGATTTCCATTGCAGACGTGATGCGGTCCGTAGTACGAAATTTTGGCCATTTCTTCGGGATGTCAATTGCTTTCACATTCCACTTACGCCATATACGATCAACGATCCCTGAGGGACCTTCGCCCACAACTAATTGGGTCGCAGGTGCTGCGGTAAATGTCGCTGGAACATCGTCATCGTAATCCTGGATGAGTAATGCGCCTGTACCGACTGCAAGATCGTTGTACACTTCCGGCATTTCAATGTCGAAATTCGTACGGCCCAACAAGTTGAAATATTGACGGGTAACAACGTCAAGCAGAGCGTTGACCCTAGGACGTAACGCAGGCTCAATTTCAGTACCATGAACAAACTGTTGCCACCTTGTTTGAGGGGGAGTGACATTCTTGACCATTGTATTTGAAAATTTAATGGTAGAGTCCATTGCAGTTGAGTCGTATATAATTACGTCGTCAACCGGGCCTTCCATAGCGTTTGCAGTGTCATCGCGGAGCAAATGGCGGTGAGGAACAGCATAACGGTAGCAGTTTTCATACAACTCATTAATTCTCTCTTTACGAGAATTGTTGGCATTGTAACCCCTGACTACCTCGTTTACTACCTCTGTAGGCATTTACTATCCTAACGATACTTTTGTTGGAATACCGAGGAAAGGAGAAACATCCTCGTCTTCTTCCTGACTAAACAATGAAGCGCCACGGGCAAACCTTGATTTGCGCCCAGCAAGCAATTCCTCTTGCTGTTGACGTTTTTCTTCATTTGCTTGTTCTTCACGCGCCTTTGCGGCAGCGATTTCGGCGGAATTATCCTGAACTGGAATTTTTGGCTTTGAGAAAAGTGTTGTCATTTTGTCTCTCATCAATCGTTTGTATAAACGAAACGGAGTAAAACTGTGGCCTCTCAGACCTAAGATCGACTCTACCACAGACACACACGTGAGGGGAAGTGCTTGCGGAACACCGTGAAGTTTGTATTCGGCTTCAACTTTCAATATCGTACACTCATCTTGTAATGCGAAAAACTCCAGCATCCCATTAACGTTGTGTTCTGTGTAAACACTGTGGTCAACCAATTGAATTTCTGTGCGCCAAAGAAGTGTCTCAACCGAGACCCAAGTTCCCTTATGCTCCGTAAATACAAAACAATGTTGAAACCCATCCTTAAGTGGCTTATTCCACCATCTAGGGGTACTTGTGTTACAAAAAACTACAAACCATGTGGATTTATCAACCAATTGGACTGAACCCCGTTTTTGCCTTGAAAGGTTTTTTCACACCTCTGTTTTGGTTTTTCCCAATTAATTTTCTACCGACACCAGCCCCAAGGTAACCGTATTGTCTGGCATCGTGGGGATGGGAAGCGTCGTTTTTTTCAGGGGTTTCTGAATATTTTGCCGCGCCCGACGTTTGCATTTTTTTGTATTTATAAGCACCGTTAAACCCCTTCCGTAACATTTTACATGTGGAAGATAATAAATATCCAGGATGTCCATCGATCATTTCATTAAGTGGTGCGGCACCGGCTTCGCGGCGAATTGTCCAATTGTTTGACCCCGGTCCACCGCTTCGAACTTTAATTCCTTCATTTTTTAGAATGTCGTGATAAGTACGCTCGTCGGACGGTAAGGGGTGGTCGCCAGCCGGATCACCGTAGAATTCAAATGTGTCACACGCAGGAAAAACGAGAGAACACTCAACTTTAAGTATTTTGGCAAATCTCTCCGCCCCCATTTTTTCATTGGTTAATTCATGGATGTCCTGCCATTGACCACGTGGGGTTTGTTGACTAAACACAGCTGCAGGGGTTCTACCGTAGTCCAACCCTACAATAAGGGGTCGACCCGTTATCCACGGTAAAGGTTCTTTAGATAAATGAATATCCTCGTTCCATTCGTCAATATAAACCGGCATACCTTCAATTGCTGTACCCAGTTTGTTCCCTACATAAACCCTAATATGATTATTAGGTTTACCAGACATAACGTTTGCGTAATAGCCCTTCGGTAGATTTTCAATGTTTTCTGCATTTGGATTAAGTTCCCAAACAACTTTCCCATCTACACGGGTTTCAAACGCCGCAGGAGGTTGAATGAAGAAACCCCAGTTTATTACTGGTGCCCAATCAAGGGGCATTGGCGTACTTCCTTCATATATCGCCCACCAATGTTCGTCATCTGGTGGGTTGGTGTCCATGATTACTCCGTACCAAGTAGGCCCTCCCTCACGCATTGAAGGGTAACGGCCAACGCGATCGCTACAAGCGCGGACAATTTCAACAGGAACTTCTCTCGCTTCATTGATAAACACCCCTGTGAGTTCTAATGACAGTAGTTTCTTGACATCATCTGGTCGGTCGAGGGCGATGAAATAAATTTCTGCTTCAACATCGTTAAATTTGAGTTTGTGTTCATACGGGACACGGCGCACGAAACGCCCAAAAATGTGTTCCGGAAACCAATCCAACCACGTCTTAATAGTCGTCATTTCCAATTGAGGATTCGTATTACGTACAACGGCCCACCTTGAGCGCCGAACCCCATCTTTCCCCGGCCTCTGTTCACTGCAGCGCCTGAAAACTTCAAAACAACAGCCAACAGACTTACCCGAACCAATTGGGCCACGCACTCCGCGTACCGGTGCATTACTTCGATGGAACTTTCGAAGGGTAGCACTTGGACGGTAATTGATGCTCAGTATTCCCTCATCCGGGGCAGGGTCAAACTCAGTCATAGTTTTTCCTCGTCTCCTAATATTTCGCCCATATCAATGTTAACTGCGACAGGCACTTTTTTGGTCTTGTCACCCTGCTTTTCAAACGCACCACGTGCGCGCATTAAGTGAGCTAGTCCCGAAATTCTTGCGGCGTGGCTAGAATCCTCTCCATGGTCCCTTGCTTGGTCCCACATTTCTTGTTCGATGTCTGAAAGTTCCAAATCAAACTGCCGACGTTTCATCGCCATGCGTCTAATGATTTCTTCCGCTATTGCTGGTATAGCCAAAAGAACAGAAGACTTTCTCGCCGGGTCTTTAGTTTGGAACCCTGCCATTACAACGGCTTTCGGACCGTCGTATTCTAATTCAAAGAACTTTTCGATAAATTGGAACTGCATTTTTGTAACGGACTCACCACTTGGAAGTTTTTTCCGTGCGTATTCTGTTACATCCCTGCGATCTGGGGCAATCGGTTCCAGTTGCAAGTGAGCCTCTGGGGGCGCATTCTTTTTCCTTCCCGGTTTTTGCTTAGGGAAATCAGTCATTCTCAAGTTCCTCATTTACCCTATCGAGCATTTCCTGAAATTTTAGAGGGCGTGTAGGTTCTGTAACCTCCCTACCAACACCTTCAACTTTGTTTCCGTAATGTTGCCATGGACCCGCGACGAGGTCAATTTCCCCATTGTGATGCATTTTCAAGAGGTCTTTGATGCGATTTATAACCTTCGCACGACGTAACAAGCGCATCGAACCTTGGTTTTGTGAATTTTTGGTAGTCCTATCACTACTTTCCCTGATCGCCCGGACACCATTCCCGTGCAGCGCGTAACGCCAACAATAAACCTCTTGGACAGCCGTAAGTTGATAACGGTCCGTATCAATGAACCACTCTATTTCGTCCCGGAATTGTACACCTTTTTTAGGGGTAGGCATTACGCTCTCCAAATTGTTCGGACCGCTAGGTGGGCCTCGATACCCACAACCTGCCGAGGGTCTCTCCGCAACTCTCAATCGAGCTACTAGCGGTCCGAAGAACATCATAGCACAGGTACCCTACATAGTCAAGTTCGACACAACACACGGGCGACGACCATTGCTGTAACAGGTCTGTTACGTATGTGCTACATATCGACCCGTAGCGGCACAGCCCCCGGAGGACGGGACGCCTGGACACGAGCTACGTATGCTACGGGTTTAAACCCCTTTTTTTTGAGTGGTTTTTAAGAAGGGAGGGAGAGGCACACCGTGCCGTCCTTCTTTTGGCTACATCGTACAGCGTCGAGACCCTCGGACCTGTCACATACGTAGCATGGTAACTAGAGTGAAGCGGGACGGGGCCTGTGAGAAGTATTACCAATATGTAGCAGACCCGTAGCACATACGTAACAGAAACAATATTAATATTTCAGATTACTTTGCATAGGGAGTGTACGACCTAAATTACGTGGTCTATCGTATACCCACCGCAAAAATGGTATTCCGTCTTTCGGGCCGTGGGTCCCTTTTCGTTTCTGCCGTGCGTCGTGGGCGCATGTTCCGGGGCGCAGAGGCAGGCGTTTCGTTGGGCTGGTGACATGGCACACAACATAGAATGCACGTATCGTGCTACGCCTTGCTTGGTGAGAGACTTAGGCCACGTGTCGCCCTTCCCGGTCATCGGGACCAATACTGTTTCCCCCGGTGCGGGTGTACCATGTGCCCTAGTTCGTTTCCCTTTTCCTGTGTCTCTTCCTACGGTATCCGGGCGGGGATTGACAGGGGGTCTCCGGGCGGGGATTGACAGGGGGTCTCCGGGCGGGGATTGACAGGGGGTCTCCGGGCCAGATCTGGGTACCGTGCAAGGGGGGGATTGACAGGGTATGTCCCCCCATGTTACAATACTCACATCGATCGGGCAATGTGCCACGGTCACCTTAGAGAGGAAACCTACGATGGCTACCACATTCACACGTTACACGGAAAAAGACGGGCTGATCAAGCTTTTTAATGGACGGAAAAAGGTCCATGAATTCGAGCCTACCGCCCTGCTTATTGAGGTCACGTCGCTAGCCGATGACCACCTTGAAGGAGCCTTAGACCACGACGCAGAGCCAAGCGTTGACGTTTTCTTGGGGCAGGTCGAGCTATTAGACGACTTTGACCCTGATGCCGACCCCGACGCCGTCGAGTATTCGGGCAACGTCGTCCCCAAGAAGTACAAGGACAAGTACGGCAAGAACCAAAACTGCGGCGACCCGATCGCCCAAGCTATCACGGCAGGTGTAATGACGATGGTCGAATACGGCACCAAAAGAGACGGCACCGGGAAGCTTAAAAAGTCAGTCAACCCCGACAGCCTTGCAGAGGTACAAGAAGCCAACGACATCGACGGCCAGCGTTGGGCGCACCTCAACCCCGGTATGCAGGTCATGAACACCAGCAATGTCCTCCGTGGCAAATTCTGGCGCGGCGAGGCGGTCACCGTATTCAAGCTGAAACTCGACCTGACAAAGCTCGTAAAAAAGACCAAGGCAATCGGTGAAGCCCTGCGCAATGTCGAGGAACTTGGGTTCAAGCCCAACGCCAAACAGACCGACACAGTAAGCACCCTTTTTGAGACCACGCACGAAGCCTAATATTGACAGACCCCCCGCCCACGTGTTAGGATGGGGGGTCAACTTTTAGAGAGGAACACGCAATGAAGGTATACACCGCACACAATACGGGCGACACGTTCATTCAAGACGAAGGATACAAACCCGCCGAAGACCTGTTAGGCGTCTATAGCACCTTGGCGCAAGCTAAGCAAGCCTGTGCCGATGAGTGGGAAGTTTCGATCGACGAGGAACCCGAATGGAACGAAACTTTAAAAGACGGAGACTTAGTATCTTGTTACGCGGATAGCGACGAATTCCACGCTTTGGTCTGCGCCATTGAAATCGACAGCGTGCCACGATCGCTTTAGAGAGGAAACCAAAATGAACGTTTTTCAAATTCTTATTGTGTCCGTCATTGTGGGCGGTATTCTTGGCTTTGGGGTTGTTGGCCTCTCAACAACATGCTTAATTCTTAAATCAAGAGCGTGTTCTAATGTGGGGCAACACCAATGAAAAAGAAAGCGTACCGTGCCGCGTTGCGCCGTATGACGAGGGAAATGAAAAGTCTCTCTGGGCCAAAAAAAGCGCACCACCGCCGCAAGGTTTTTAACCTCAAGTTTAACCACGTTATAGAACACGGGAGCGCATTAAGGTGACCTTAGGGCAAGTTTTATGCGTAGACGAGGCCCATCCTTGGGCGATGTCTGTGTGCGCGTGTGGTTGCGGAACCCGCCAGTACCCCGATGGGTGGTATTGGACTAATGGAACGGACGTTCGCGGACCGTATGACTTTAAAGAGGAAGCGCTCCACATGTTCCGTTATCAAGACGTTACAGAAAACGGGCCAAGAGTATGACAAACCAAGTGTTTCACGCTTTAAAGGGACTACTTGACAGGTACCCTACTTGCGTGTTTTAATGGGCTTTTTTACCGGCACACCCCGTGCCAAAACCCTAGAAGAGGAACTTGACATGAACGACAAGACCACCGAAACCCCCAAGGCCGACGCCAAACCGGCGAAGGAAAAAGCCGCCCCCCCGAAACGCAACTGGAAGAAAGGCGAATACGCCGGTCGCAACGTCTTTACCGCCAAAGGTAAGGGCACGGTCGTTTCGCAGGACACGGAAGCCAAGCGCTTTCTTGTTAACATTGACAACACCGACCACGACATGGCGGAAGGCAGCGTCAATTTCAAAGCCATCAACGACAAATATCGCGACAACTACATCGTCGACAAACGCGTCAAAACGGCCTCTGGTTCCCCCTCCGTTAACTGTGGCGATGACGTCGCCGCCGCAATGCTCGGTCTGGCCGATGCCGAATTGGCCACACTCGCCAAGGAAAACGGCCTCGACTGGTCCCGTTGGGCGCACCTCAACCCCGGAATGCGTCGTATGAACCTCGGAAACGGCCTGCGCCGCATTCACAAGGCCCACATCGCCAACCCGGCAGAAAACAAGGCCGTTACTTTCTTCGGCCAGACGCCGGAAAACGCCGCGAAGAAACGCAGCGACGAGGCTGACAAAGAACAAGCCGACGCCAAGGCCACAAAAAAAGCCAACGCCAAGGCCACAAAAAAAGCCAATCCCAAAGCGGACGCAAAAGCCGCCGAATAATTGCCCACGTCCCCCGGAAAGCCCCACTGTTGGTATTCAGTCCAGCGTGGGGCTTGAAGGGTGTCGGGAGTTTTCTCTGCCCAGGGTGGCTTCTGACAGGAGCCTTGGCCGGTTCCACGGGACGGTAATTTCCCCCTGGACCTTACCGTCCCACCCCCTTAGAGAGGAGAAGAAAATGGCTAAATCTCAACGAGTTATAGTGGACCTTGAGTTCGAAGAAAACGTTTCAAATGAAAAAGCCATCGAATTAGTGGAACACGTGTTAAACTACACAACTCATGGTTCTGTACAGAGGCCAAAAACCGAACTTTTGCAGTATCAATGGGCTTATTTAGTAAACGACTTTAAAGTTAGACCCGTTACGGAGTTTAAAGGGTGATAGAATTCATTAAACGTTTCATGATAGCGTTGTTGTTTGTTCTTGCCTTCTTATCCTTTGCGGGGTGGGAGTGGTGATTACTGTAACGGGTCCGCTACGTATCTGCCACAGGTCGACAAGTTGTGCTCTGGCCCCCGGACGACGGGCGCTAAGCTTTCTTGTTACATATGTGACGGGTGGATGGACCACGCCGGCGCGTGGGGTGCCAAAAGAAGGACGGGCCACCGTACGTCGTCTCCCTCCTTCCCTTAACTCTCTCAAAAAAGAGGGGTTTAGATACGTAGCACCCGTAGCAGACACCCACAGCCCCCGGAGGACGGGGCCTCAACCGCTACGGGTTAATCTGTAGCACATATGTAACCAACCTGTAACAAGGAATAATTAGATGTTTAAAACACTTAAAGAAATTCTTAAATTCGCAATGGGGGACAGACCCCCTTTACCTCCACCTCCCCCCGCCCCTGAAAGAGTTGCGGACATGTGTTCTTATCGTGGGGGGGCTTTAATTATCACGAACTATGGATCGTTGTTTATAGTTGATGAAAACCTAACTACTGGTCATTTCTCAAAAATCCAAAAAATTTGTGAGTTGGACTTATATAGATGACCACCGAAGCCAAAATCCAAGTCGTCGTTTTTGTCGTTGTAGTGTGCCTCCTGACATACTTGCAGTAGCCTTGACGTGTGTCGGGGTACATGGTAGGATCAGGATATCGAGACCCTAGAGAGGAAATCAAGTGTCTAAAGTTTTCGTCATCCAAGATAATGGAACGCTCAACCTTTCCGATGCAAAACGGTATGGGGAACTTGTTACCCTTATTGAGCGGGACGTTTTCCCGGATGACGCCGAAGAAAGGATTGAAGCTATCCACAACATCATGGATGCAAAATTTCGGAACTTTAACCCGCTTCACGACTTTGTTCTTTTGGTTGGAGCGCCAGAAGCCATTGCTATGGCGTTTCTTATCCTAGGGTCTCAACACGACACCATTAAAACACTTAAATGGGATCGAGAGAACAGAGGTTATTACCCAATCACACTTAAAGACTAGAGAGGAACTACGATGCATTTTTTAACAGACAACGCCAAACAACAGCTATCCGAACTTGAAGGATTAGCCAAAACAACGAACGAATGGGCGCAAAACGAAGCCAGTAAAACGGAAAAGACAGCCGACATCCTAGACGCGTTTTATCAGATTAAGACGATCGGTGAACGCGCAGCAGAACTCGCAAAATCAATCAATAAAGTCCGGTCCTTTGTCAAGGAAGTTATTATACCGGAACGTTTCGAGGCCGAAGACATAAAAACGGTTACACTCGACGAACTCGGTCAACGGTTTACCGTTTCATCACAACTCCGCGCCTCAATTAAGGGCGACATGAAAGAAGAAGCTTATACATGGTTACGCGCTGATGGTCTAGGTGATATCATCAAGGAAACCGTCAATTCATCCACGTTGAGCGCAACGGCTAGAAGTTATGTAGCCGAAAACAAAGAATTCCCTGAGGAACTGTTTAATTTACAGGTCTTCTCCAACACAAGTATGACCAAGACTAAATAGTTTAGCAATCCCGCTAAGCTGTTCACTTTACGGCCAAGAGAGGAAATCAAATGGCAAAACAAACTAAGAAAGACGTTGCTACCACCAATGCCGGTGGGGCAGTCGCAATTCCTTCCTATATGGAGGGTAAAGGCGGCAAGGGTGTCGAAAACATTGGCACTTCTGATATCGAAACTCCCCGAATTGCACTATTGCAATCAACATCTAAAGAAGTTGCCGAAGGTGATTTCAAGATGGGTGAGTTCTTTCATAACATTGCTGAGGAAAGCCTTGGTGATGTTGTTTCCTTTGTCCCGATTTACGTCGACATACGCTACATTCTTTGGCGTCCGCGCCACGAGGGTGGGGGCATTTTGGCCCGTGCTGATGATGGTGTAAATTGGCAACCAAACAAAGGATCGGTAGAAGTCGCTCCTTTTAAGGATATGCCGAAGAAAAAAACCACGTGGGACTGGGAAGGGACAGTTCAACAATCCGGCCTTGACCAGTGGGGAAGTACCGATCCGGACGATGAAGACTCACCCCCCGCCGCAACGAAGATGTATAACATCGTGTGCGTACTGCCTGAATTCCCGGCACACTCACCCTGCGTTATCACCTTGCAACGTGCCGCGATCACCGTTGCCCGGAAATTTGTTGGTAAGCTGAAAATGAGCGAAGCCCCCTCCTATGGGATGAAGTTCAACATGTCTTCGTTTGTCGATCAAAATGCCGGTGGCGACGAATTCCGTCAATATAAGTTTACGAGCGATGGTTTCGTGGAAGAAGACATATTTGCCAATTGCGAAGCGCTGTACGAACGCTTTGTTGCCGAAGGCCTCCACATTAAGGATATCGAAGGCGCACAGGAAGAAGACGCGCCCGGTAAACCCGTAGGCGGTGGAGAACAACCTGATTACTAAACACTCGTAACAACCCTCCCCGTGCGAGTGTTGAGGGGGGATGGAGCAGCAAGCCGTTCCCCCTCACTTTTCAAAGGGTGTTGATCAGACTTAGTGGTATTAAATTAGGATGGAGAAAACTCCGCATTGCAGCCACGGCGTACAGACGCTCTAGGCCAACATTCTTTGAAAAGTGAAAGGTTCGACATGACAATATCAACAGACGAAGAAGCAACACTGGCCGATATCCTCAACACGATCAATGGCGATTTGTTGTTCGGGTGGGATAAAAAGTTTATCACTGGAGTTAGAGAGGATTATGAAGAAATTGGCTCCGAGATTTTTATTTCAGGTAAAATGTGGGCGCAACTTCGCCATATAAGGGACGCACAATAATGGTAGACAAAATTACTATTGATAGCCGGCCAGACGCCGTGGAAGAAATGGTTAAACAGTTTGAAACGTTTCTTGGTGCACAAAAAAACGACGATCCCAGTGAGACGTTCATTTCGGGTATGAAAGTAAAACTTTTCATTGACGGTATTACTTCCGACGTACGGCAGGTAAATAAACGAGTAATATCGGTACCGGAGGAATAAAATGGCTAGTGATTATTATGATTATGAACAATATGAAGGTGTGTTTAAAATCTTCAAAGGGTCTGTTGTCATAGCTGTTTGTAACGATGTTGAGGATGCAACAAAAGTCATAGAAGCATTAAATCACGAATGTGAAGAACAAGTTATTGACCCGTATGACGATGAAATAATTAAAAGGTTGTTTGACTTATGAGAACAGATTTCAATCCACCCGATCTATCAAGTTGCACTGAACTCGTTTATGATGTCGAGACAGACGGTCTAGACTGGAAACGAAACCACGCAGTGGGGCACGTTTTAACGTGGGGGCCAAATCCGGACGAGACTGTCTATTGGCCCATTCGCCACGCGGAAGGCGAAAATTACGACCCTGAACAAGTCCACAAGTATTTACGAAAATTGTTTGCTAATAAGTCCCTTCGTGTCATTGGGCATCACTTTAAATTTGACATGCACATGGCTAAGAACGAGGGTATTACGTTCCATGGTCCAGTCGAATGCACCCAGGTAAACCAAGCCCTTATCGATGAAAACCAAGGTAAGTATAGCTTAGATTTTTGCGCCAAGTCACTTGGGGTTCAAGCTAAAAAAGGTGATGCGTTATACGTCTACCTTGCCGAGAAATTCGGAGGTGAGCCTAACTACAAACAAATGGAACATTTCCATAAATTGAGTGCTGATGACCCTATGGCGATTGAATATGCTGAGGGTGACGGCACAACAACTTGGCAATTGAGGGAAGCACAACACAAATATATTGCCGAAGATAAACTGGAACAAGTCCACGATATTGAGTGCAGAGTAACAAAAACACTATTCAGGATGGAACGTGTCGGGGTGCCGATCAATCAATACAACATGGACCAAATGACCGGTGAAATCGCGTCCACCTTAGAAGCGTACAACGCAGAATTGCCATTTGAAGTGGCCGACGCACGAAAGAAAAAAGTATTAAAAGAATTGTTGATCGATCAGGGTCACACCGATTGGCCGATGACCGCACCGTCTAAAACTTTCCCCGATGGGCAACCTTCATTTAAGGAAGAATGGTTAAAGACTTTCGACCTAGGGAAAAAGATCATCAGGGTGCGCAAATACACTAACTTGATGAATTCATTTATTACTCCCCTCAAAGAACGCCATATTTTCGAGGGTAGAGTTTACACCACGTTTAACCAAATGAAGATGGACGACTTCGGAACGGTAACCGGTCGCCTTTCTTCTTCTGGCCCCAACATGCAACAAGTGCCAAAGCGTGATAAGGAACTAGCCCCAATGTTCCGGTCTATTTTTGCAGCACCAGACGGGACGTTTTGGTCGGCAAACGACTATTCCCAGCAGGAATTCAGGCTTTTCGCCAATTACACCGGGTCGCCAGTTCTAGTAGCAGGGTATAACGCCGAGCCATATATCGATGCCCACACTAACGTAGCAGAACTCTTGGACGTGGAGCGGGACCCAACGGCGAAACGTATGAACCTTGGTATGGTTTACGGGATGGGTGTCCTCGCACTTGCTGGACACCTTGGTATAACAAAACAACAAGCAAGCATTTATCGAAACAAATATCACAAAATGATACCAGAAAGTAAGTCTTATCTCAAAGAAACTGAATATTGGGCGCGTCAACGTGGGTACGTAAGATCAAAATTAGGCAGGCGTCGTCGTTTCCCAGATAGCCGCCACGCGTATAAAGCTGGTAACAACATCATTCAAATGACAGCTGCCGACATGACTAAAGTTAAAATGGTCGAGATTGATGAATATTTTGCATCGAAGGGCGATGATTGTAAAATTGCGTTACAGGTGCATGATGAGCTTGATTGGTTCGTACCGTTTGGGTGTGAAGATCAGGATTTAGAAGCAAAACGCATCATGAAATCGTTTGGACCGGACGATGAATTTGAACTTAAAGTCCCTACTGTTGTTGACGGTTCGAGGGGCGAAAACTGGGAGGGTGCGAGTTTTGGCACCAATTGGTTAGATGGCAAATAGTGAAGCTCAATTTAGACAAGAATTGTTAAAAGACGCCCGTAAATTGGGATATCACGCAGAACCTAACGTGTCGGATTTTGACATTGGGCGTCCTGATTGTTTTATCAAAGCCTTAGATTTCCCCACCATATGGATTGAATTGAAATTTATACGATCTGTTGGGCGAAAAATCAACCTATCAGCCCAACAGCGTAATTGGGCTAAAAAACACCGCAGTGTTGGGGGCCATTCAATGTGGGCTGTTTGTGTTAAACTACGGGTTTATCAATGGGAATTGTATGTAGGTACGGAATTTGATGAGGACGTAACCCATGTAAAGCACGGGGAATTGTTACAGTGTAAAGGTATAGGAGAAACGTGGGATGTCGACGGATTGCTCAGACTCACAAACAACCGAAGAACTTATTAAAAGCAGGTCAGATTACGGAGACCCTGTTGTTAATCTTGGGTGTGCTTACGACTTGAAAAAAACTTATCGTTATACGGTGAGTGTGAATTTTGCTTTTGTCGACAAAACACCGGAAGATGGAGCACATGATGAAGCAATCGAAATGTGCTTAACAAAAATTGCCCGTATCGCATCGGGTAAACGTAAAGCGGACAACTATGATGACATCATGGGGTACGCAACACTAGCCAAAAAACTGGCGGGATTTGAGGATTAAAAAATGTTAAAACTTGACGCGGGAAAAGTTAACGTTATGTTGGACGGCCAATTTGGCTCGACGGGAAAAGGGCTATTTGCCGGATACGTCGCAAAACACAACAAGATCAACATCGCTATGACAAACGCGGCACCAAATGCGGGCCACACATACTGCGATGAAAAGGGCACCAAATTTACATGCTTTCACCTCCCGGTGTCAGGCGTGTTGCAAAAAGACAGTCTCATTTATCTTTGTGCCGGAACAATTATCGACCCCGCCGCACTGGCAGACGAAATGGATCAACTTGACGTTTCATGGGACAGATTGCGTATCCATCCCCGCGCAGCAATTATCGAAAAAGGGGATAAAATCGCAGAGGGTGCCGGTTCTGCAACCGAGGGTTTAGCCTCTACACAAAAAGGTTGTGGACATGCACTGTCCCGAAAAATTAATCGATCGGCTATGTTGGCAAAAGATTGGTATGCCGACCAAGAATTTATCCAGGAAGTCGATCTTTCCGCCGCGTGTGCAGAGGGTAAAACGATCTTTATGGAAGTACCCCAAGGCATGGACCTTTCATTAAATGGAGGATTATCTTACCCCCATTGCACGTCGCGTGAAGTCTCCGTGTCCCAAGCGTTGTCCGACGCTTGCGTCCACCCCTTTCTTCTTGGTAAAGTAGCGGTTACGATGCGCACGTTCCCAATTAGGGTGGGCCACATTTACCAAAAAGTGCATGGATACGGAAATGAAAAAGTGGGTGAAAAGATTGTCGGTAATTCAGGACCATTCTACCCAGACCAAAAAGAACTGGCGTGGTGTGATGTTGGTGTTACACCTGAACTTACTACCGTTACCAAAAGAAAACGCCGCATCGCCTCTTGGTCGTGGACCCAATACCGAAAGTGCATGGACAGGTTCCGTCCAAATTATGTGTTTCTAAACTTTTGCAATTATTTTAGAAGTGAGAAAGACTTTGAAGAACACCTTAATAAAATGGACGAAATTCGCAGCACCAAGTCTGCGGAGTTTTTCACCGGGTTTGGACCAAATGTTGAGGATGTCTACTCCCCTAGTGAAACTTCTCTCGAAAGACTGTGGTTCCAAGAGAACCGTTGATGTGTCCGACGGGAGCGCCACGGAGAGCCATGGAGGCTCGGCGGGTACCGACATAGCCTCGACCTCCTGCGCTAGTGCCCGTGGTACCGCCCCGGCGACGCCTAGGGGGTCGCCGGCGACGCCTAGGGGGTCCGGGATCAGTCTGGAGGATCCCGTCAGACGAGAGATTGAAGTCATGGCCCACGCAATGGAACACAAGTTGCGTGAGAATGACCACAAGGGGGGTTGGGAATTAACCTCTATCGATCAACTCTTTGAGTTGTTAATTGGTGAAGTGGATGAATTACGTGAGGCCATCCAAGGTGGAAACTTCATCGAGATTATGTTAGAAGCCGCCGACGTAGCAAACTACGCAATGATGATTGCGTGGAACTCAATGAAAGGTAAGTTAAAATGAACAAAGTCTTAGTATTTTCCGACGTTGCGATCCTCGCTGCGGCAGTTGCTGCACATGAGGCAAACAGGGAATATTGTGTTAGTATTGGTGATGACACACAAGTTCCATGGGACGACGCGCCCGATTGGCAAAAAGAAGGTGCCCTTGCCGGTGTTAAATTCCATATTAACAATCCCGACGCCGAAGATAGCGCAAGCCATGACAACTGGGTGGCGCAGAAATTGGCAGACGGTTGGGTCCTCGGTGAAGAAAAAGACGAGGAAGAAAAAACCCACCCCTGCATGGTTCCTTTCGATGAACTTCCCGAAGAACAACAGCACAAAGATGTTCTGTTCAAAGAAACGGTGTGGATCGGACTGGAAGCCGCAAAATTAGCGGAAGAAAGCGCCGATACTGAAAAAGACCCGGACGACCTTCCACACGTTGAAAAAATCGGCATTCTTGTTGGCATTCTTGGCGGCATGGATCAAGATGACGACGATTTGTGGAACAGGGATGGGTTGCCAAGTTTACCTGGCCTCCGTGGCTTTGCGCCTTTCCATGTCGACGACGACATGCGGCGTGAATGTTGGACCCGTTACAACGAAGGCAACACCGAAGCCGAAATCAACCCGGTTGAAGAACCTGTTGAAAAGGCGCAACTGGAAACGGCAACTGTTACTGTTGATGGCGTTGAATACGAAGTCACACGTGCTGACTTTGCGTTGCACGGGGTGTGGTGGGAAGGAAAACGCAAAATTTCCACTATGTGGTCTTGTTTGGTCCCCGCAGTTGGTGGCACTAAATTCTACCAAAACGTTCCGCAAGTTGCGGCAAAGAAACTGCCTGTCTACCCTTGGGCATAAAACAACGGGGGGACAACCGTGTCCCCCCAATTTTTAGAGAGGAAAACGCCATGAATTTATTTGCACGAGAACTTAGAGATTTAGCGTTTGTCCCCAGATGGGGGATAGCGAGAACAATCCACACCCAATCCGTTGCTGAACATTCATATTACGTGGCGTGTTACGCTAAAGAAATAATGAAAGCAATTAAATGGGGACGGTACTGGGAACAGGGTTTGTTAATAATAGCCTGTCTTGAACATGACATAGAAGAGTCTTTCATGTCGGATATACCGGGTCCATCAAAAAGGTCTGTTGTTGATAAAGAAAAATACAACAACTACACAGAAATTGAAGTTGCAAAAAGATTTGGGCAAACCATACACCAAGATGCGGAAATAAAAGCCATTATTAAAGTTGCTGATTTGGTAGATGAATGTATGTTTCTTGGGGGAGAATTACAAATGGGGAACAGATCAATATTAAAATTTTATGGGTCTGCCCGTGAAAGGTTATTTAAAGCGACACAACTGTTACCTACTGACCACAGCGACATTAAAATTTTGGAAGACGACCTTAAAACCGCAATCGATCGTCAATTGAACGGATACAGCAAACCACCAAGGAACAACAGTGATGTGGCATCTTAAAGGGTCTCCATACGAAGTACAAACCGTAGCGGCAAACCGTTCGCGTGGCGAGGTGGGTTTCGCTTATTTCATGGAAATGGGGCTTGGAAAAACTGCCGTAACTCTAAATGAGTTTATGGAACTGGTAATAAATGAAGATTACCACGGTCTTGCAGTTATATTACCCAATACGTTAAAAATTAACTGGATTGAAGAGGCCATTGAGTGGGGGCTTGAAGACAAACTCACTTTGGTTATGTGGCCCAACATCCCAAAAAGCACTGACAAACCGTGGTTGTGGGTAATTAACTATGAAGCTTTTTCCGTTGGGAGGGCTAAAGGTTACGATGAATTGGTGCGTATAGCTAAAGTGTGTAAAGTAATGATGGCTGCTGACGAAAGCATCGTCATGAAAAAACACAATGGGAAAAAGACGGTTAAATTGATCGATGTTGCTAAATACTCACCATGTAGACGTATATTGTCGGGTGCCCCTGTTTCTCAAGGACCACATGATTTGTGGGCGCAGCTTAGGTTTATTGGTCGTACAAATATGAATTACTACGCCTTCCGGCATCGTTATTGTAAAATGGGGGGTTTCCGTGGTAAACAAGTTGTTGGGGCGCAAAACGAAGAAGAATTAAATCGTTTATTACAATCGTGTTCTTTCCGAGCCAAAAAATCGGACTGGACGGATTTACCTCCTAAATTGTTTCAAAGAATAAAATACGAATTGTCTGACCAACAAAAACGCCACTACGTCGAAATGGAACGAGATTTTATAACGTTTATCACCGGGCTTGGTGACGAATTGTCCATGGTTGAGGCGAAAATGGTCGTTACCCAAATGGGTAAATTACAACAAATCACATGCGGGTTTATTCACGATGAAGAAGGAAACCCAGTACGAATAAAAGGTCCCTGTCCCAAATACGACTTATTAAAGACAACCGTTGAAGGGACAGAAGGGAAAATCCTTAATTTTGTGTTCCACCGTCACACTATTGACATGATGGAAGAATTTATGACAAAGGATAAAATTCCTTTTGTTACGCTACGTGGACAAATGAAACCGGAAGAAATATCAAGTGTAAAAAAACAGTTTAATTCTAAGGGGGGACCCGTAGTAATGAATTGCCAGATAACTTCAACCAAGTATGGCAACACCCTTCTTGGTGATGTTGATGACAGATGTAATACGTCCTTCTTCTTCGAAAACACATACGACTATGACGCAAGAATTCAATGTGAAGATAGAAACCACCGGCACGGACAAGACAAAGACGTGCTAATTATTGACCCGTATTCCTCGCCTATTGAAGAGGCGGCAACTGCTGCGTTGTTAAGGAAAGACGGTGTAGCTAAATCAATTGTAGATGGGGTAAAAAATGGACTTCTTGAAGGAAGCTAAAAAATACACAAAACTTGGACTTTCACCTGTTCCCTTGAAAAAAGGGATGAAACGACCTGCAGAAAACAATTGGCAAAATTATTGTACTAATTTGCCAACCAACGACGAACTTAAAGAGTGGGATGAAAAATACCCTGATGCCAACCTAGGGCTTGCTCTCGGTAATGTTGTTGGAAGTAGCGGGTACCAATTAATGGCCGTTGACATTGACGACGATGAGTTAATGGAAGACGTAAAACGAGCAATAGGGTCTTGTCCTGTAACCAAAACAGGGAAAAAAGGCACTACCGTTATCGGCGTTGCTGACACAAAACTAACAAATTTAAAATTAAAGAGGATGATCGGCGGAGTTCCTGCCCCTAGACCTTCGGTCGAAATTCTGTGCCACGGGTCGCAAACAGTTATGCCCCCCTCGACCCACCCGGAAACAAAAAAACCATACACGTGGGGTGATAAGACAATATTTGAAGTTAAATCAAACGAATTACCTTTAATATCAAAAGCCGTTGTTGATGAAATTACAGCAATCTGTCATGATAAAGCCGATCATTTTAGAAACCTTAATTCGATGGTTTGGCTTGGCGATGGTGGTGGCGGCAATACCCACGACACGTGCGTTAGTGCTGCGGCAAACATGGTGGCCAGAGGGTGGGATGATCATGAAATTTTATCCCGTATAGACAGAGCAAAGAAAGAAGCCTGTGATGCGGCTGACGCTGAATACGATTGGCCTCAAGCGGCAAAAACCATTCAAGGTTGGGTTGATTCTGCCCGTGAAAAGGGTATGACTGATAACGCCAAAAGAAAAAAGAAAATCCCGCCTGAACGGGTAATGGCCAACTGGTTAATTGAAGAAAAAGGTGGGTTTGACAACGTTGCATGTGTACAGGGTATTTTAAGAAGTTACAAGGACGGTCATTGGCCCAAAATAAACCTTAATAATGCGATGAAAAACATGTACATCGTCGACGAGGCACTTACTCAACGTGAAGCGAAAGCCGCTATGGGTATTGCTCACACCTTGACCGAAGACGAAAAGTTCGGTACAACGGAGGGTGTGCTACCTCAAAATGACCCTAAGCGTAAGAAAATTTGTCTAGCGAATGGCGCTTTAAATCTTATGACTGGAGAATTAGACCAACACGACAAAGACCACCAACTCTTGCACCGATTGGACTTTAATTGGGATGAAGAGGCCGTTTGTCCTGTATATGACAAGGTAATACAACAAACATTCAACAATGATCCGGATGCGGTCAATTTGTGGGAAGAATTTTGTGCCCATACGCTAATACCAGACACAGCTTTCCAAAAAATGTTATTCTTAAAAGGTCCAGGTGGAAACGGAAAGGGCACAATGGCACGCGTATTGCGTGATATGCACGACCCCGATGCGGTTGGAAGTGTTGGTATTACTGATCTAAACGACGAAAGAAAACGTACATCCTTAGCCGGAAAAATGGTAAACATAAGCGGGGAACAATCTCGATTAAATTTAGTATCCGATACTTATTTAAAGAAAATAACAGGCGGGGACCCTATTGATTTACGTAAACTGTATGGCGAGACACAAAACAACGTAGTCCTAGCAGTTCGGTTCCTCGAATTGGTTAATGACATGCCAGCGACAAGCGACAGTTCAGACGCATTAAAACGACGAATGATGATCTTATTGTGTCCAAACAAAATTAAAGAACCGGACCCAGACCTCGACCGAAAACTGATCCAAGAGAGACCGGGCATTCTGCGTCGATGGGTGACCGCCTTACATAGGCTGTACGATCGCGGACGCTTCGCAGAACCCGAGTCTAGCAAAGAAGAAGTCAATCAATATATGTTAGAAAACGATCCAGTTAAGTATTGGATTACTCAAAGGATGGACGAAGACGAGGAAGGGACTCAATCCATTGAACTCTACGCGGATTATAAAGAATGGTGTACAGTGGTTTCCGTTAAGCCCTTCCCGGAGGTTATATGGGGGAGAAGAATGACGTCCCTTGATCTTCCGTCATTAGTAAAGAGAGTTCACAAAACTTCAATACGTTTTAGGAAGATCAAGGTTAAAAAAGGGTTTGATATTAAGGTTTGAGCCAATTCCTTTATTTTAAGGGTTTAATATCGCCCAAAGAAAAACCTATTTTCAATGGAAGATCAGCACAATCAGTCGGAGTAAACTCGTTCGGGGAAACCCCACTGTCTTGTACGATTTTTGCTTCGCGTAAACACATTACGACAGTTTCGGAACAAAACAAACTTGAAGCGTCGGGCTTGTTTCTTTGCCACGGGAACACATCAAGTTCTGCACGTATAAGTTGAAGATTGTCTTCTTCATAAGGGGTTCCGTGGTGTTCGTCGATAAAATTGTATATGGCTTGGTGTTGGGCCAGTGTACGGGGACCAACAATCGGAAGGTGAAAAACTTCACCTTTGTAACTTTCAATTCGATCACCAAGTACAGTTAATTGAACACCGTCAGCCTTTTCTCCAGTGATAATATCACACAAATTACCAATTGAGGTGCTTTCAAAAACACAAGGGCCATAACCAGAATGGTTTACATACAACCCAACATGTGAGTATTCAGCGTCCGGGGGGGCCATTACAAGGGTTGAAAATAGACCCTCCCCTTTAAATAAAAGAACATCACCGGTCTTCATTTTCCGAAACTCCTATTAATTCAAAATGCGGAAGGTCCATAAAACTCTGGTCATGAACATTTGTGTCGCCGTCCCAATCTCCACCCCACCTTATTTCATGGTTCATTTTTCCAGTTGCAAACAATTCGGTAGCAATTCCCTTAACATACCCGCCAAAAAAATAAAACCGGTCACGGTCTTTCCAGTTAACAGGCCACGGGATTACATCAGCAGCGTGTGAAAGTGGCTCCTTATTGTGTGGGCTATCTGGATAATGAAGTTTTGACAACATAGCGGCAAAAGCTGCTTCCTGTTCTTCTTCTCCACGTTTGCCTTTTATCACCGAACAATCGAATTTTTCAATAACGACCCTAAACAACATACGGAGGTCTTCGTGGCATTCATTAAGATTTTTGTTTGATCGTTTCCCAAATATCGGCATTATAACACTCCCATCTTTTTCAACATCGCACCAAAAAAACCGCCTCCAACCATGGCCCCGCCGGCGTACCAAGACTGTTTTCGTTCAACGGAACCAATGCGCTTTGAGTGACTGTCCATTCGTTTAGTTCCCTCGTCAAGCTTCTTGTCAATACCTCCTACCGTACCTTCAAGATTACCTATAGCGCGAATAATGTCGTTGTTGGTTGGGGCATCAGGTTCTAAGCGTCGATCGGAAAACGCCATGAGTTTTTCCGCAACTTTTTCTGCTGCGTCGGTGATTAATTTTCCTAATTTTTCATCATCCATGGTCTTACTAACCTTGTTTCGCAGTTGCGTGTTATGGTCCAAGTCTCTCCGAGTATAGAATTGTAGTGTTTAATGTTTTCTTCTGTCGCAAATCCAATAAAAATTTTAACAAACCCCGGTGTTCTATTTAGCAACTTGAGACTGTCTTTCCGTAGAACACCTTTTTTGTAATGAAACCACTCGTCCCCAATTACTATTCCAAACCCACCAGCCCCAATTAAATCATACGCCACCGTCGTTTTTATGTCGTCCGGTTCTTTCACCACTAAATAAGATTTTGTCTGTCCATCTTCGGTATACGAGCCACGCAATAAAGGCTCCTGCGACGAACGCGAACGTATCAACATAACCGGGCGGAATAATCCAATCAAAACACATAAGAAGGAACAAATAACACCAAAGAAACGAAACAGCACTCTTGTCAATTGGTTTGTTGTAGAAAGCAAAGGTGAACCCCGCAGTTACAGCAATTAAATTGTGAAACCTGTTTAGTAAGACCCATTCAAATTCAGTTATAGCCGGGTTCAACACACTGTAAAACCCCAGATAAACAAAATAGACAATTGTCAATGTGAATGGGCGAAAAATCATCCTTTACCTGTCTTTTGAACTTTCTTTTTACGTTCCTTGTCACGCATTGGGAGACCTGCGACTTTTTGGTCGTTCCCTTTGTTTTTCGTTGGGAAAAATTTGCTTTTTCTTTTGGTCGGTGCTTTTGGCATGACAAACCCTATGGAGTTAAAATAACATCGCTTTCTTGTTGCGTGACAATGCCAGCAGAAACGAGTTGTGCCATGAAACTAGCGGTACTAGGCCTTTCAAGGTCAACTTTGTTGGCACTAATTGCCCGATTGTATTGTTTTATACGGGAAGGATGTAAGGGTCCCCCTGTGTTTGCATCCATGGCGTAAACCCAAGCTGCGACATCATCTGCTTGTTGAGAAGTGAAGCGATCTTCAAAATCTTCGTATGAAATGACCGTAGGCATCACGACGGGTAATGGGTCGTCTGCGATTGTTTCGGCACCGGGGTTAACTAACCAATCCTCGGGTTTATCACTAGGGGATTGGGCTGCAAATGCGCCCGCGATAGTTCCCGGTAACGTTCCACCTTGATTAGCGAGATTAGTCGCTTCAAGTAAAGTATCAAAATCTTGATACTTAGGGTTACGAAAACTTTGGTCCCAATTCATGATTGCAACGTATTGTTTCATCGTTCTATCCTATTTGTACCCAACATTCATTGAACCAGCGTCTAACGTTCCGGCTGAAATTAACATCTTAATTTGTGTTAATTCAGCAGACAACGTTTTTGTTCCTGCGCCAACGTGACCCCGGTTGCCCCCACCTGTTGTACTATCTCCTGTTTGACTAGCAAACGCCCACGTGTGATTAACAGGGTCCACTAGAATTAAATGGGCAAACCCATGAGCGTAATAATGGTAATCGTGGTGGGTTTGGCTACCAGTACACCTAAACCCGTTAGTTTGTGACGCTGCCTTTGAAGCTGACGCGTTACTACTCCACCCTGTTCCTTCATACCCTGTTGTTTCAATACCACCACTGTCCCCAATTTGGAGCGACATAATACTATCGGTACTGTCGCTAACCCCTTCAAACCAAACAACAAGCTCCGTTACTCCAGAAGGTATACCAGAAAACGTTACAGACGTTCCGGAGGTAGTAGCCTGTTTTGTTAACCACGTAAGGCTACTAGTCGCTAATGCTGCAATCGCTTGTGATGACCGCAACGGGGTCATCATTTTCGTATCATCGGTTCCCGCCTCAGCTTCGGCTTGCGATGCACGTTGAATTAAATCCTGCCCTGTACGGACTAGTATTTTTCCTTGTGTAGCGTGTGAATGGGCGACCGTACCGACAATAACATCAAGCTCTGTTCCTGTGGGAGCTGTGTTAGTTAAATCCCCAGCTGTTGACGCATCGAGATAAAGCGTGTCACCATCACTCCAAGAACTTGTATCAACATCATTAACAACACCGAATGTGGTGATATAACCATTTGAATTGTTTTCAATATCATGGGTTGCTACACCAACAACACGGGATGTAGTCGTTGCGTCAGCCTGTGCTAGTGTAATGTTTGGTAATTGTCCCGTTGCGCCACTTATATAAACAGCTTTCCCGTCGTTAATTGTTGACCCTGTAGAATTGCGCGTTCTAATCCACTGTTCTCGCCCAATTTGCATGGTGACGTCAGCTTCATCATTGTAATACGCGAGAGCTTTATCCCCATCATCATAAAATACACGACCTTCTTGATGGGCAGGATTTGAAAGCCCGGTAGTGAAATCCCACAGGTCTGCTCCCGTTATTTCCGGATGAACATGGTCATACCTGGAAACTTCATCACTTGTTCCCGGTGCAGCTGCCCCTAAAGCCACAGGTGTATTACCTGAAATGACAACAGCACCAAATGTGGCTACAGTCAACAACGCCAAACCACTAGTCGAAACACCTAAAAATTGAGCGTCTGCTGTTGCCCCATCCGGCCAATTGAGCAAATAAGTTTCTGCTGATTGAACGGGACGAGCAACACTTCTAAGGATTTCCCCTTCACGTTCACCAACCATCATCGTAACGCGATTATACTCGTTGTTAATATTGTCCGGTGTCCAATCAGATGAGTCCGTGAAATTGGTGCTACGCTTTACTTGCGTATCACGTTCAATGGTTAGCTTAGCAACCCCACTTGTTTCAGGAGCAACAGAGAACGTTACTTCTTTAGTACCATTTGAATTTGCGCCGACAATCGTAAACCCAGAAGACTCAGGGGTTGTACTGTCATCGAAATAAATTTTAATATCCGCATCTTCGAAAAACTCGAATGGGATAGTGAACACAACCTGTGCAGCAATGGGAACATATTGTACCCTAGGGTCAACATCATTAATTTGAATACCCATCGTGTTCTCCTACTGCAAAGTCTGTTGGACGTCAGAAATTGATCTGAGAACGTCCGTTTTAAAATCCGACAAATCGCTGATTGAGGCCCTTAACACTTCATCCTCATCTGTCAATGCAACAATAGCGGCTTTGTTGTACGCCGTGTGGACCCAGTTAATCAAAGTGGCTTTGGACGCGTCTTGAACGCCTTTGTACAATTTGGATTTAACTAATTCATCCATTGCCTTGGTTTGAGTTAGTTCACCGGTACCCAACACGTCAAGTTCCACTTCATCGCCTGACAGTGTTATTAGTCTGTCATACTGCCAGTCGTCTAGGCGTACCCCTTTTATAACACGGGACGGGGGCTGTACCAAAGCCTCTCGGAATACCTGCATCTGGCCTGTTTCCGAATTCATAACCCCATCAACACCAAGTCTGACAATTTCCTTGTCGATTGGTTTTTGGCTTTCTTCTCCAATTCTTATAGGAAGATATGTGCCTTGAAGTCCGAACAACCAACCTTTATCGTGTTCACGAGGTTCTCCCCACACATTACGTTTAGGGGGTAGTTCTTTCGAAAATCCCGGTGTTTTTGCTTTAATCGCATCCAGTATGCTTGTCATTTCTCGCATGTATGGGTCATCAGCAACAGCAAAATCGCGGACAATGTTTGGCACAACCAAAGAAGAAGCAAACCTTTGTGTCCAACGTTCCGCATAACGGGTCGGATCTTCCATGAGATTGAAAAAGTCACTTGCGCCAGAAAGAAAAGTTTTGTTTGTAGTGTTTTCCGCAACAACCGCAACCATCATGGCGTAAGCGTTAGTAATTTCGTTTTCACGAGTTGGGTCATCCTGATCGTGATATTTCACATAGCCCATTAAATCAGCAACGGCCCCCGCAACAAACGACACTGGCTCAACCCTGCTAAATTGACGCCATTCGTAAATCGGAGAGCCATCCTCATTTTGTCCAGTTTCAATTCTCATGGAATAAGGTCTAAACCCTGCACGTTGCCATGCTTTTTGTTGCCTTGGATCAGAAGGCCCACTACCAGTTATATTGCCCTGCATCGCTTGATAGCCTATATACGAAGAAAGCATAGCACCGGAGGCAATTTTCGCATTCGCTGCGTCTGCAGTTGCCCCACCTGATTTAATAGCGTTTTTATAATCCATTGATAGTGGGGCAAAAATTGGGTTTCTTTCCAAAGCACCGGCTTTAAAAATGTTGATTGGGGTCCGAACAAACGGTACGATAAATTTAAATACCGGAATTTGCATACGGCTGATTTTCACATTGGACAGAGCTTGCATTTTCTTTCCGGTTGGTCCGAGTTCTGATTGGAAAGTTATGTAACGGGCAAATTCATCCGCATCTTTCAATGCTTCATCTGGAATGTCACTTTTAAAACGATGAAGTGCCGTGGCTTTATCACGGAATGACCCCCCACTTTTCATGGCGTGGGAGTAAGCTTGTTTGTTGATTTCCATACGTCGACCGATAGACTTGAAAAATTCATCTTGTCCAAGCATCAAAGTTGTAGGAGTTCTTACAATAGCACCAACAAAATCCGTGGCCATACCGGGAAGACCTGATAAATTTAAATTCTCCGATGAAATAGCTTTTTGTCTTAATCCTTCAACGCGCATTGGGTCACCCGGAACGGCAGGGGTTCCCGTAGCAACAGCTTTAGTCGCGGATTTAACTCCGTCCCAAAATCCTTCAATCATTCCGTACATCATTGCGGCACTTTCGCCAATATACGCTCTGTCTATGGGTTCAGGTTTTCCGCCAATTTTTGCAGCCGCCGCCCTAATGGACCCTATTGTACCCGCAATAGCGGCCTCCGGAACTTGCCATGCAGTGAAGAGTGCGTTACCCGTGGCGTTAATGGTGAGGGTTTTAACCCCTGATAAGATTGAATTGATGTATAATTCTGTTATAGTGTCCCAGCCGTTTGAATTGAGACCACGTTTCGCAATGGCGTTAAGATCGTCAGGGGTTGTGGCGCGTTTAAGCGCTGCGGCTAAATTATCAACTTTCCCTTCCCCAAACGCTTGCATAACTTCATCAATAGAGTCAAGATTTCCAGTTTCAAGACCAACAGCGAGTTTTTGTGAGTTCAATGCGCGACCCGGAGCAGCAACAATACCAACAGCGTGGCGCATATTATTAACATGGTTCTGTACAGAGGCCAAGAACCGAGCTTTTTCAGCAGTTGTTGCGGCAGTATCATAGGCCTGAACAGTTTTTCGTAAAGAATATGAGGACTGAGCAAGCATGACTCTTGCGGCGTATACTTCTTCATCCACTTTCCCCAATCTTTCATAAGTTTCTCTTAACCAAACAGAGTCAACCCCTAATTCGTCGGCAAGTTGAACACCAGCGGATGAAGTTTCCCCCCATGTTTTTACATCTTTGGGGATAGTAATATTGTCGGCAACAACCGCATTCACGGCTTTCAAATCATCAGTAACAGCCATTCTTTCGAGATTGATGTTCATTACCTTATTCGGAAGATACTGCGCAACGTCGTCCCCCACCCAAGACAAAAACCCTTGTAACTCCTGCAGAGTTTCTTCACTTTGTTCTGCTGTTACTTCTACGAATTTTTCTTTTCTTTCTTTGGCGATGTTTTTGTCGAGTTTTTGGCTTTCAGCAACGGCTTTTGCTTCTGCTTCAATTTGATCAACAATGCTAGGCTTTGCAGGGAATAATCCTTTAACCAAAGACTTTAACTTACCAACACCTTTACCCGCTTGTTTTCCAACCGCCCCCAAACCGAGAACAGACAAAGGCAAAGCCAATTTAAGTCCCACTTCTTCCTCAAACGACACGTCGACGCCCTGTGCACGTTTGTCAAACATGTTGTTTAAATCATCAATAGCAAGACCGACATCAACACCGGGAACAAAATCAAGAAGCCCAAATTGTTCAAGACCTGCCCCGAACCTAGATTTTGCAAACCCCTCTGGGAGTTTATCGGTAATAACATCACGGAAAGTTGGTCCCGGACCTGCGGTTAATCTATCTACTCTTTCCGTTGAAAGATCAGCAGTTATTGGGCGGAGCAAACCGACACCCAAAAAATCAGCCAACTCAGACTGATCAATTTCGGATAGATCAAATTTGCCCCCAATCAGCCTATTTAGGATTGAACCAACTTCCTCTTCTTCCACTTCCCCACGGAGCGCCCGGATTAAATCATCGTTTCCCGATGCAGGATCGGGGTCCTCTGATACAGGTATCGGCGTCGCCTCCGATACGACGTCCGTCGGCCCCGTGGGGGTCCCCGTGCCCTCTGGCGATGCGTCGGGTACCGACATAGCCTCGACCTCCTGCGCTAGTGCCCGTCGATCGCTCTCTTCCCTATAATTTTCATACTCAAGTGGGTTTTGATCACCAGTGAAAATTATAGTAATAGCTTTGGCTTTTTCTGCCGGTGTGAATTGTTTAGGCTTAGTCGCCATTGATCTTCCCCAATTCGTCTTTCCACTTTTGGCCTTGTATCATTCCAACGAGGCCAGCTTCAATGTCATCTGCTAACAAACTAGGATTAGATTTGTATTTCGCCGGAACAGAACTAATTCTCTTACCGGGAGTTTCAATTTCGTTTTCTGACATTATTTTCTTTAATGTGCGATTATACAAATGTAAAATATCAGGCGGGTCTTTTAGTTCCCCATTTTGGAACCTTCTCCATTCAATGGCAGACGTATCAAACATTTCCTGACGAACACGGGCCGCAATTCGTGCGTTTTTATCGTTAGCCATGGCACGGCCAAACAAATTCGTCTTAACTGGAACATCGTTAGCCAATCGATCAAGGTAACCACCTTCATCTTTCCACGCTGGCCAAGAAGCAAACGGATAATCCGTCTTCTGAGTAATCAGTTTCTTTCGGAAATTATCGTAAGTAGCCCCGCTTATACCCTTACCAAGTTGATCTTCCAACCATTGATTTGTCAAAACCCCATCGTGAAGTTTCCTAAACGTATCATTTACAACTTCTTTATTGTCCCCGTTAAGGTGGTCACTTCTAAATGCAATAATTGTAGCAGCTTTAGTTGGGTTTAATTGTTTAGCGGCTTTAAACGAAGCATCGTCAGCAGGGTTTTCATAAAAATTAAGCATGGCAGCATCAGAAGCCTGTCCATCTGCGGCTGTTTCTTCCGCCTCTTTCCTGGCTTCTTGGGTTAATTCGTTGCTTAAATCCCCAAGCATCGCATCTTCCATTTTGCGTTTTTCTTCCGCAGTAAGTCCTGATGCTTTAACACCGGATGCTTTCCCAGAAGTTTCCGCAAATTTTGTACTTTTAAACTCACCAATAAACTTTAACTTTTGATTAGTAGGAGTTCTACGGAATGCCCCCATAACTAAATTTTCACGTGTACGGCGGAACATATCATCTTTAGCATTAAAAATTTGTTCCGGGGTTAAAACACCTGTTCCGCCTTCAACAATTAGGCCTTGATTGTCAAGCGCACGAATATATGACTCTTGTTCACGTGAAAGAGCAACAAGGTCCCCGTTTTCAGCAGCATTTGAAATTTGTAACAACGAATTTGTTTTTGCAGCTTCAAAGGTTGCTTTGTTTGTTTCAAGAACCGCGTTTGCCGCGTTTACTTGTGTACGTGATGAAAACTCACTAACTTTACTGTCCGCATAAATTTGGTAATTTGGAATTGCCTCAAGAGGCATATCCTTCATAATTCCATCAATTACCTTGACGGCAGCTTTTTCGTATTCCGCAGGGTTATGGGAGAGCCTTGCGTCCAACATAAGCGCCGATAATTCTTTATCCGTGGTCGTTTTTGTTTTGTTTAAAAACGTTTCGATACCGGATTTATTAAAAGCCCGACTATAAAGAGTGTTAGCGGGGTCGGTTTGAAAATTTGTTCCTGCCCCTGCTTTTGCTCCTTCCGCCTTTGCTTTCCGTACAGCTTCAACGTCTAAAGTATTTTGGGCGCTGTCTACGAATTTATCCAACACCCCAATAAGTCGATCCCCAGTAGTTATTCTAGGAATTCTTGTTTCTGCTGTGCTTACCACGTCAGGGGTAAGTTGATTTTTAAATCTCTCAACCATTATACGCCCCTCTCACTGGTTCTAATTGCAAAATCAAACAACGATCCACCTGCATCAATAAGCCCACCAGTTTTCGCGGCAGACGCTTCTTGAGAACCAACATCAAGATCAAACTGAGCTTGCCTTCTAAGTTGTTCTTGTTGCGTTTCGGATGAAAATCTTCGTATGTCAAATGTTTTCGCTGCTTCCGCAAGTGAGTCCTCAATTATTACGGAAGACCTGCCAGTCGCCTCTTGTGTGGCGAGAATACTTTTCAATTTTTTCATATCCTGCAGATTTTCTTCCGCAGTTTGGGCAGCCAATAAAGAAGCCTTGAGCGTGGCGTTTGACGCATCATTACGCGCTTGAGCTTCAATCATTGCTGCTTGTTGGTTGCCCTGGGCAATAGACGTCACAGTAGAAAAAGCCGTTCCGGCAATTGTAAGCCCTGTAGTAATTGTTGAAGCCAACGCAGTAACCTGTGCCGCAGTTGCAGTAGAGCTTAAAACGGCTGTTGCAATCATTGTCGCCATTATGCCCTCACTTCCTGAACAATCCCTAACAATATGAAAGGGTGGGGCTCTGCTTGTGTTATTAAATTTTGAGGTTCAAGACTATAACCAAGATGCCTTACTGTCTTAATACCAGTAAACGGTTCAAGAGGCCCATCAAAAATAGGTTGCCCAAACCGTCTAAAGGGTATAGCATACCCACCAACAGTGACGCCCAATGAGTCTTTAAGCATCACGGATGTCTTAATAACTCTCCGTATTTCCCCAATCATAGTGCCATCCTGCAATTCTCTTTCAGGAGGATTGGGTTTTACTTCTGGGAAATAAGCTAATCCTACTTCAATAGTCAATGCTTCTTTAGAAATAGTAATAGCTCCAGCAGTTACAGTAAACGTTCCTTCTAAAAGAACCCCGTCTGCCTTTACGTAAACTTCTTCCCCTTCAAGGTGGTCAATACCAGACCAAGAAACCGTTGCCGGGCTATCGGTTAGTGTGAGGCTATAATCAAGCCTATGATCTGGATTGAACCTGCATAAATATTTTTTATCCACCGAATTAACGGTTACCGCCATGGTCGCATACATGAAACCAGCGTCGTACCCGACTTTGTCCATCATACCGAAATCATCACTGCCGGAGGTCCATCCGGTTAATTCTTGTTGACGCAAACTATTTAATACGGACCAAGTTCCATCCGTATTGACGACATACACAAGGTCGGCGTCCTGATCCTCGAAGGGTCTAGAATGCGCCATATCCACGGGGGTTTTGATTAAATGTTCTGAAATTATAGATATTCCATTAGCATTATATTTTTCAGTAACAGCATCAAAAATAAATTCTCTAATAACATCCGCATTTAATTGAGGAAACATCGTTGCTCCATCAACAAATATAGGGGCAACATTTCCAATACCACGTTTGTCCTGTCTACGAACAGTAACATTCTCTGGGGTTACCGGATTGCCAGCAATATAAAACTCTGCGTCAGACGTAAAAATTTCAAGTCTATCGGCAGAAATAAAATGTTTAACCGCATTTACTTGATCGGTACTAACAAAAGTGGAAATTGCTTCATTATCAAGACCCGAACCTTCATTAAAATCAAACACATCATTTGAACGGGATAGCCAAACCCCATTGGGAACGTCTCTGCTACCACCAACGGCAAGCCTATTCTGGTGAAAAACACCCGCCCTAGGCCATCCACGAGTTGTAGACCAAACATCCTCATACCCGCGAGTAATTTCCCATTCAGTTGTAGGGATGGCGGCGGTATCGATAAAATTAATAAGAACCCTCGCTTCTACAACAGTAGTTGACACAAACTTAATTATTTTTGCTTCTCCGCCATTTCCAATTATTGACCCACCAACGTCGGTCGACAAAAGAACAGTGGATGAAGCAGTCATGGTAACTGTTCCACTGACTGCGGAAGGTGTCATTGTTCCCGCAGGAGTTGCGGTAGTGGGGTTAAAAGCAAATTTAGGGATTACCTCATATATAAGAGGTGTAATATCCCAAGTTGCCGTATCTGCGCCACGAACGATTTTTTGTGTTTGATGGTCTTCATGAAAAAACAACAAGGTGTCTGTATTCTGAGTGTATGTTATTTCATCAATATCTGTTCCTGAATAAGGAACCGGGATATCTGCAACTTTAACTCCATCATCATAAACTCTAAGGTTAAAATCAGTCATAACCAGAAGACACGTTTGGCCTCCACCAAAATCAAACCCAACACCGGCAGTTTTTGAAACAACCCCTGAGTCAGTCCACAATTTAATTTCACTGAAAGACGAAGTCTCACCCATCAATATGTCTGTACCACCAACTTTTGCAAGTCTCCAATAACGAGCATTGGTTGAGCCAAAAGACCGCCTGTCTGTGATTGTTGTATCAATGCTATTGAGAGTAGTCCCAAAATTAGAAAATGTGATGTCATCCGTGGAGGATTGCCAAACAAACTCGTCCGTAGACGACCCTGTTAAATTAAAATCGTAAACATCGGCAAACACCACGGTACTTGCCGCACCTAAATCAATATGAGCAATAACATGGGGGTCCGTCGTATCGATCGCGTTTGACACCGAAAAAGTAGCCCTATCATCATCAATAATG